CCTCCCTCTTCTCGTCCTACCCAGAATGTCTACAGCGAGTAACCCAGTGCAGTTGTCCTCTACTCGAGTCTCCATTATGTCGATGCTTTCGAGTGAGCTCAACGTCGCCCAGTGGCAGCAACTGAGGGATCGTATGGACGAGGTTGTCAGAGTGTCCCCTCCCAAGTACAGGCCCACTCCCAAGGGAGTGCCTCCGGGTCGGGATGTGGCGGTGGAGAGAAAGAAGAAGGACCTGCAGCAGGCAACTGTTCAGGTGCCTTCCAACTTCACCCGACAGCCTCCAGTTCCAGACGAGACATTCTCCGTCGAGGCAGGAGAAGGGATCAGGGTCGCCCCCAGGAGAGGGGAAGGGTACTATACAGTACAGCCCTCGTTTGGAGGTTTCTTTCCCGATAACCAGCACTCCAAGAGGGTGAAACTGGCAATCGGAAGAGCCGCAGCCGCAGCTGGCGAGCCTGTAGCAGAGCAGTACGTCAAAGAGAAGCTGGAAACAGGTCTGGCGTACGAGTACTCAGCTGGCACCGCCTCCGGCTTTGCCGCTAAGTTGGCAGGATACTCAAAGAACAACGGCCAACGGTTCAAGAATGGGTGTCAGAAGTATTTTGGGCAGTCAGTCTCGGCGACCGTCAATCGACTTCTGCACAAGAGGTTCGGCGCAGGCAATGCTCGTTTCAACAAGTTCGAGGGGATCACATCCGTCCTCGAGCATGTCGAAGCGACCCCCTCTGCGGGAGCTGGTCCGCTTTACGGCAAGAGCTCCAAGAGAGAGGCGGCTGCCGGTATCGCAGGAGCCATGCAGGAGCTCTACAAGAACTTCTCTGAAGACAACTTGTCGGGTTTCCTGAATGAGCATCCCCTGTGGTATCTTGCGCAGTGCAAGAACAAGACTGACCTCTACGAGACTGTCAAAGTAGAGGGCAAGACTCGCCCCTACTGGAGCTACAACGCTCACATGTCCTACCTCTACTCCTTCCTCTGCCAGCCCTTCTGTGATGGCCTTGGGGTTCTCGACACTCCCGAGAACTTCAACGCCTATGGCCTCTCGTGGAATAACGGAGGTGCACAGAAGCTCTGGGACAGGATTGGAGCAGCTCAGAAGGTGATAGCTGCTATCTATGGAGATGACTCCCAGATAGTAGTCCCAGTCCACCGGAAGAAAGGAGGTAAGACCACCAGTGGGAAACTGGTGTTCAACGTGGACATGTCACAGATGGATGCCCTTGTCCCCCATGACGTTATCATCCACACGATAGCCACCATCTATGGGCTCTACAAGAAGCAGCACGGGCCTAACCCTTTCCTTGAGGCCGTGATGGTGCTTTGGGCTAGAGACGCCACTAGGTGTAGGTTCATCGTGTCTGGTGATGCGACCTACCAGCTCTCAGGCGATACCGGTCTGATGACGGGGATTACTGGAACCACCCTTTTTGACTCCGTTGCAGTTGCAGTAGTCATAGAGGCTTTCAAAACAGCCTACGAAAGCCAGGGAGGGGACCCTCAAGCTCTGATGAGGAAGATCTTCTCTGAGTTCGGGATGAACATCAAGCCAGGTACAGACGAGCCTGAGTTTCTTCCCGACTCTCTGTGGGCACCAGCAGCTGTACAAGCCGTGCAGGAGAGGTTTGCCACCCTTCCAGCAGGACACGCCGAGCGGCTAATGAAGAACCCCTTCTTGGGCATGCAGCTCTCTCGTGTGGCCACTCACCAGGGTTGTGTGATAGTACCACACCTTGATGATGTTGGCTTCTACAGAGGCTTGCTGAATCTCAAGCTGCCGGCCAACTGTGGGTACACTGAGAAACAGCGGTACCTCTTCGATATGTTGAGGGCGTACTTCCTATGCGGGGCAGCCGCCGACCCCATTCGGTGGGATGTTCTTGCCCAGCTAGTGGAGTACATTCCTCTCGATGTCCTCTGCCTTCGTCCCCAGGAGGGCGATGGTAGAGGGGCCCCACCAGAACAGGTGGGTTTCGAGGAGGTCTTCTGGCCTGACGCCTCAGGAGTGCCCACCCCAGGCTGGGTCTGGCAGACCCTTGCCTCCCCTGCTGTCTCTGATGTTGACTGGTTTCGTCTCATCAAAGAGAAGAACGAGCAGCCTTACCATCCTCCTGTGCCAATCCCTGTTTCCCAACGTCCTGAGCTCCCCCCTTTGGACTATGAGGGAACACCGATTGAGGGCAGGCCGGAGGAGTGGACCGAGCCATCAGGTCTATCAACCCAGAAGCCTGTCCTCCGTTCTGAGCACCTGCCACCCGCTAGACAGGCCCTTTCTACTGAGTCAAGGGTCTTCCACTTCCTGTCTCAGCGGAGAAACCTCCAAATGCTTGCCACTCAAGCCGCTAAAGAAGCGTCGGCTTCGGTAGGCCAGATCATCCTCACTGCAGTGAGTTACCAGACTCACTCCTTTAGAGGACCGTATCTCGTCCCCCGAGGCTCTAAACCCTCCCAAACCTCACTCACTCAGGAGTTGGCCAGAGAGGTGGGGATTGAGGCAAGAGGTCAGGACTGGCAAGTCCCCGATCTGCAAATGGCAGAACCCAGACCCCTAGAACCCCCAGAGAACCCACCGGCGTTCGAGAAGGACCCACTCATACCTAATAAGGTACTCTCCGAGTGGTTGGCAGCTGTCCCGCCTGTGGAGGTCATTAACGTTGAACAGCTCTGGCATGCCGTGAAGTGGGACGTGTTTGCCTACTATGAAGGTTGGTCACCCATCCAAGTAGTCAAGTCATGGCTCAATGCTTCCGGTTCAAAGGCCACCTCTGCAACTACTGCTTTCCCCACTGAGGTGGGGCAGGTAGTGTTTGTGAGCTGGACTTTTGGCCAGGTGGCCATCACAGCGAAGGGATTCTGCAAGGAAGAGGCCGAGAGAACGATTGCCAGGGCCATCTTGCTGTTCCTTCTGTGGGGGGTCGAGAGAGGGAAAAACCTTGCTAAACACTTCAAGACTGCCCGAAAAGATGCCAAAGAAACGATCCCAGAACGTACCCCGCAAGTACAGAGCGCCCAAGAGGATCCCCGTCCCCAAGATGGCTACCACCCAGCATCTCCTGACCACTCTCGTTGTGGAACTCCCCGACAACTCTGCTCAGCCATACCGCCTGTCGATGAACCCCGCCAAGCACGAAGGGACTCGACAGGCTCTGATGGCACAGATGTTCGGGAAGTACCAGCTGCAGTCAGTCCGGGCTATTTGGACCTCTGCAGTTGGCTACGACGACAGCCAGGGGATCTTGGGTCTAGCCTACTTGGCGAACGAAGACCAGCTACCCCCAACGACCGACCCCGGTCTGGTATCGCTGGTGAACAACTCCCAAGGCAGATTTCAGGCAGTGAAGACATCAGGCGAATGGACGGTTCCCAAGAAAATGTGGAGGAACCTTCAGGAGGGCTACAACACGGAAGCATCCGACCCTCAGACACCAGGGAACCTGTGCATCGGGTGGGCAGTCCGTCCAACCAGCACGAGCCCACCAGGCATACTGACCCTGGTCCTAGGGTACAGGTTCTTCTCTCCGAGGCTGTCTCAGGACACCGCCAAGATCCTCCCACCCCAGTTCGTGGATCATTGGTACTCGGAGAGGGACGTGTACACACCCTTCGAAGATCTGATAGGGATGCTCCAGACGAGCCCTGCCCTGGACGCCTCCATGATCCCCATTCTCAACCTGATGAACCAGTCGTTCTACGGAGCGGAGATCCCCAGTCCGTACGCAGACCCACAGTTCGCTTTGTGGATAGAGTCAGTGGAAGCGAAGCTGTTCCAGAAACGCGTGGGGGACACGTACCCCAGTATCGAAGCGTTTGCACAAGCCGTAGCCTCAGTGATCGGTTCGGCCAATGTGCTGGCCTCGTTCGCCAACGACCCGGATTTGATCCGGAGGCAGTCAAAACCGTTCTCCGTAACGCTCGTGGGCCCAAGTGGCGACTCCCCATGGGTGCAACCAACCTTTCCATCACGTGTGACGGAGGAGGGCGCCGTAGTGCCCGAGAGGGCCCCAACGTTCTACGCGACTTCCTCGCTAGTGGAAGGGCCAGCGCCGACGAGAACAACGGACGACGAGTTGAAGCCTGTCCGCCAGCCAGCGTACGCGGCAAAGGAGGACCTGTCCCCGGACAGAGTCCCCACTTTCACCGCCAACCAGGAACTGGAGCCAACCAGGGCTCCCTCCTACCTGGCCAAAGAGGACCTGAGCGAAAGACTGCCCATACCCATCGTGGCAACAGACAAGGACCTGGACCCAGCAGCAGTTCCCATCTACCCAGCAGCGACCGATTTAAAGGAGCAGGCAATGCCGGTGTATGGCTCCAATCCGGGGAGTGTGGACCAAGATTCGTTCCCAACCCACCCCCGCCTCCCTCAGACCACACGCAGAAAGTCTACAACAACCAGGCGAACTTCTTTGGCCCGGCCCTCTGCGCGGGCTGTGGTGTTCCCTCCCGGACCTTCCTCTGCAAGGTCTGTTGTGGACCCAATGCCAGTGTCTCTGGTGGATGGAGGCCAGTACACCCTCCCGGGTCAGCCCCTGGGGGTCTACCCTACCGAAACGACCGCCACAACGGGACCTCCTCCCAGCAGTTCCCTCCCAGTGGCCCAGCAAGGAAACGTGACCGTAACCAAGATCGAAGAAACAGTCAAGGTGGACGAAAGTTCTCCAGTGTCCGTCCAGAACAAAGGTCTACTCCACGAGGACCCTCTCAGGGTTATAGTGGTAGACCCCGTTCGATCCACGACGAAGGAGTCGTAGGAGCCGAGTGGGCGGCACAGCAGAGCCTTCTTTTAGCCGAAGAACTGTAGACGACTGACCGTGACCCCGACTATCC